ATTCATATCCTCTATTCTATCCTCTATTCTATTGGGGGAAGCCCATTACACCCCCCCAGTGTAATCTATTACACCCCCCCATGAAATACATTACCAGTATACCTTTTTAAGCAAATAATGTGTGTGCATGAATCCGTTGAAACTGGGATAAGCCGAAGGCTGGGAACCCCCGCCCCCCGACTGGGGGCGAGGGCTTGCTTTTACGCAATGCCGCACAGGGTCAGACGCCTTTGATGAACAGGGCGATGACTATGCACAGCACCAGCCACGCAATCACTTGAGGTTGGCCGTGATGTAATCGTGGACGGCCTTGGCGGCGAGCATGTGAGCGGCCATCTGCTTGGGGATGGTCACCTGCTTCGTGTACTCGGGGAAGTAGAACGAAGCACCGAGCACCTTGCGAGCCTGCTGGATGTAGCAGACGGTCGCATTGTGGAGCGTGTTGATTTCTTTGGCGTTGGGGACTTTGGGTTTGGGCATGGTTGTGTTGGGTTGTGCCTTTCGGCTCATTAATAATACCACTGATTGGGCAAATGCAATAGACGCACTGTGTGTTTGTATCGTACGCTTCATGCATTTGTTTGTCCCATTCAATTAGTGTGTGTGCATCATGTTGAATTGCCTCAACACTGCGAATTTTCTTAACCTTTTGAGGATTAACTCAATAGATACTGATAGACCATGTGCAATGCGTTGGAGAATGCCCAGAAGAGCAACACTCCAGCGAATGCATAGACTATCTGTTCAATGATATCTATCATAGGTAATCGGATTGATTGGGCAGGTTGTTGGTCCACTCATCATCGCTGATGGGTTCGTCTGCATCGTATTGGTTCATGATGTCTGGACGATAACGCTTCATTTGTTCTGCCTTACATGAAGGACAGACTTTGCAAAGCGGAATACCGTATCCATCAACTTCCCAATAGGATTCGTTGCCACTGCCACAGTTGCACTTACTCATCATCGCTGTCCCCATCGGGACAGTTGGTGATGGATAAGAGGAAGCCCAAGGCTGAATCATAGTCTTCAGCGTGGCTGTTGATTACCGTTCCGATGCGTTCGGCAACATCATGGTCAACCTTACGCCATGCTTTGCTCACTGCACCGATTAGAGCAAATACATTGCCGTCAAGTTCAGTGAAGTCCACGCATGGATAATCCACACGAGTGATGGTAGAAGGAATTGCCAGTTCCTTCATCATTGCATCCATCGCTTTCTTGATGTTGCTCACTTGGTGATTCCTTTGTTGGTGGAGGTGGGCTTGATTGTTGACGCAATCGCATTGGCTTGGATGGTCAGCAGTCCGATAGTGATGACAGAGCGGTAGCACTCTTGCACACTGATGTTGTCAAACTTGGCTTGGATTTGGATTCGCTGGTGCAAATCTTTATCAAGCGTGAGTCCAACAGCCACGAGGTTGTTACGAGCCATGCGGTCCTTCATGTAGTCCGCTTTCTTCTGGGCGAGTTCCTTCTTGCGAGCACGAGCCTCGTTCATAAGACGAGCACGGTCCGCATGAGGAAGATTCTTCCAGTCGATTGGGCCTTGGGTTTGTACCTTGGGACGAGAGAGAATCTCTTTCCCTTGGGCGGTGATTGGCTCCAGCAGGGCCATTAGTTTGATGCTGGGTTTGGGGGCGTTAGCCATGGTCTTGGTTTTGGTTTGGTTTGGTATTATCAGCATTACTGCCGACAAAGTGTTGGTGAATTGCCTTTGGAGCGTGGTGTTTTACTTGTTGTTGTTATCGTTGGGAGAATCGGGGGCCTTGGGCCACTCTGGGATATCATCCAAACGGATGTTGTAATTGGGGTCATCACCGAAGGTGACAGAGTCCCATTCACCGTTATTGAACAGGTCAATGACAGTGTCGTTGTCGTTGTGAAGGACAAAGAACTGACCACTGATGGAAGCGAGTGAGGTCGCAGTGCACCAGCCATTGATGAAGTTAATGGCAATGCGTTCATTATCGAACTCGTAAGTATCGATATGAGCCTCATCCAAGCGACCAGCCGCAAGAGCGGTGACATTAACGACCTTAACATCGTAATGACGCTCGCTGTGCTTCTTGGGGTGGAGCCAGATGCCAAAGACATCGTTGGGGTTGCGTCCGTTGCGAGAACCGCAGAGACCACGAAGAGGGATGCGATGAAGCATGTTCGTATATATAAAAGTGCAATCATGTGAGAGGGGTCGGACCTCTCACAATCATGCGAACGATTAGATGTTGGACTCCTTGTTCATGGCTTCCGAAAGCGACTTCGCTTTGGCTTCGTTCTCCTTCGCTTCGACATAGTCGTAGCGTTCGAAGCCCACGCTAGTGGTCACGATGTTGTCCATCTTATCCATGACGAACATGACATGCTCGGTTTCGTTACGCTTCCAGCCACGGTGAACAGGGGCTTCACCGATGAGGCAGTTGCTCTTAACGAGCATCAGCGTTTCGAACATGACGCATTCAGCGAACTCGCTGAACTTGCTGATGTTCCAAGCGGTGTGACCACGAGCCTTGAGGCACGAGATGCGAACGGTGCGAACATCGTTCTCCTGCGGACGAGTGTAGTCATCGAACGAAGCGATGCACTTCATCGCCTTGATGAACTTATTCTTACCAGTGAAGGTATGAATCTCGTGACGGTCATAGTCACGAACACTGGGGTTATTGCTGACATCGCTGATAGCGATGATGATGATTTCAACATCCTGCATCTCGATGATGGTGGCATTGTGTTTGCCCTTCTCTTCGCCGTAGTTGCTGAGGGTTGCGGTTGCGGGGGTTTCGTTTTCCATGGTGTGTGTTTGGTTTGGTTTTGGGTTGTGCCTTGGCTCACGCTTCACGACATGTGTCACGCTCGCTTCGACAGATTAATAATACCACGCATTGGAGTTAATCAATGGGCGTGGTAGTTTGGGAAAGAAGAAGCGTGTAGCGTCAGAGGGTTTCGTTTTGCAACGGTCTCATCAACTACACGCTGAATTGCCTTAATAAGGATTTTTCTTAATCCTTTTCAGCAAACACTATGCAGAGCAGGATAATGGCAACCAGTATGCCAATCATATCGTGCACTGTTAGTTATTGAACACTGTGCCCTTCATTACTCGTTCGAACATATCATCATTGTTGCTCAGTGTGGCGATAGCCGTGAGCGTTGCTTGATTGATACGGTCAGACGCTTCGACCTGTTTCTTGGCATCGTACTTGCGAGAGATGCGTTCGGTAACAGCGTTGTACAGATTGTACATGTTGCGGTCTTGGTCCTCTTCATACGAGGGGCGATTCCAAACCTGTGCGACTTCTTGGTGGAAGCGGTCAGAGATAATCTTTCGATTAGCCAGACTTTGCAGGATGATAACGCCTTCTCGTTGCATAATCTTTCGGTTAGCAAGAGCACCGAACAGCGTGAGAGACTCCTCAAACTGTTTCACTGCTTGTGCGACACCAAGAGAAAGGAACTCAAGGTTGATAACGCCTTTGTGACGCTTGTTAGCACTGATTTCGTTCTGCAACGAAGTCATGCCGTTAGTGCACACGAGGCGAAGCATACCGACACGGAATGTCGCTTGAGACGAACCATCGTGCGAGTTACGCACACTGATTCGAAGAGCAAGGTCATCGCCCTTCTTCATTGAGTTCGCCTTAACCCTGCGGACATAGTTGCCGAAGGTGTAAGTAGAAGCCATGCGAGCACCGTGATTATACGACACGATATCTCGCTTGAAGTTGGACAGACCTTGCAGGGCGAATGCCATCTCGGTTCGGTCAAGCAACTCACGGTGTTCGATGACACTGTAATGTTCGCTGACCTGTCCGACAGGCATTCCGTTATCAGTCCTTCGGTTGCACCAATAGTTAGTCGGTGTGCCGTCACGAGTGAAGAGCGGTTCCTGCGTGATGCTGAAGTCAACATTGTCGCTGACTTCTGGAACACCATCGCTGAACTGCTCTAACAGGTGCTTGTGACTGGCTCGGAGTGCTTCTTTAGCGGAAGCGGAGGAGTTACCCTCGATGTGGTTGTTGTTGCTCATGTTGTTTATTATTTGCTGTCTCCTTCGGCTGGTGTGCCTTGGGAAGTTGTTAGTGTGGCACAATAGAAACGAGGCTTAGTTGCCTCGGCATCTGCAACCTTTTTGGCGGCAGAGAATGAATCCTTGATGTCAGTGCATAGTTCATCGTCTCGATAATGAGACAGGCTTTCACCTGCTTCACGACCAAGGCATTCGACTAGCCATGAATTCCATTCACGCTTGGATTTGTGTCCGCAGTTAGTCCACAAGCCCCACAGATTGATTAAGTCTGTTGCTTTCAACTTATGCGTCACGCCTTTGCCATCGACCTTGGTGTCGTTGACATGGAATGTGTTGCTCCAGTGCAACTTGTTCATGATGTACAAACGCCGCCAGCACTCTTTGAAGTTGTCTTCGTTGAGTGGGTTGTTGGCGGTGTCGAACATCAATCCCAGTTGGGTCCAAACGAGGCAGGTTGCTTCAACCCAATTGCATCGTTCTCCTTCGTGGTCGGTGTATCGGAACTCTTCGTGGTCAACCTCTCGACCACGGTGTTTAGGGGTGTGCTTATCGCAGGGCAGATGCCAGTCTAGGCTCATATGTGTGTGTGTGTGTTTATTGGTTGTCTTGCTCTTCAACGATTCGTTCGTTGTAGAGACTTGTTGGTTCGTTCATGATGGCTTTAATCATCACGATTGCCTCGTTCACTTTGGTGTCATCTACTAGGTAGGTTAGGGCAGATGATGAACCATGTGAGCAAGGGTCGAAGTTCACGGTGAACTTCAGATTGTTCTCAGCCCAACGAACGAACCTGTTAACCTCTGGAGACCTTTCGATATCCACAGGCTTGCAGTCGTTGTTAAGGAATGTGAATTCAATCTTACAATGGAGAGTTACCTCCGTGCTGAATGTAGTGAGCATGTCACTATTGTGTGGGATGATTTCTTGTTCCATTACTTTGAGTTAACGATGAACCCTTTCGCAGTTCCCTTCACCTTAGTTGCCACTCCCTTCGCTCGCAGTCCAATGACTGAAGCAGAGGCAGTAGCATTAAGAAAGCGAAGGTCATGCGTGTCACCGTCTATGACTTCGTAGCCGTGCCACATCTTTGGAAGTGGCTGGCCTCGTTTCGTATCGAACACCATCGCCACATTAACACCTGCCTCAAGAGCATGCATGGTGTCATCCATACGCCCATTGGCATGTGAGAATGTGAGGTGATATCCTTTAGGAAGGTTGCCACTACGAAACGCAAGTGCTCGCTTCAAGTCCTTTGTGTAATCGTAGAAAACAATTTCGCTGTGCCACTTCTCAATGACACGAGCAAAGATTCCATGATACAGGTCGGATGTCCCATTCAAGCGAACGACAGGATGAAGATTATTCTTCTTGCAGTTCGCAATGTGGGAGACGATGTCCTTGTTCAGAAGACGCTCAAACTCTTCTGGCATAGACACCATCAACTTGGTCTTACGGATGCGAGCCTCGTTAATCTTTGGGAATCGTTGTGCGTTGCCGCTACGATACAGACAAAGGTCACGACACTCTTTCGTTGAGTGATGGCACACATTCAATACCCCAGACTCCCTTGCGGGAGCGAGGTAAAGAATGGCTGTGCGGCATCCTAACTTTTCACCCTTCAGCGTCTTCGTGTTATGCGTTGTCAGCAGGTGCATCGAACGAAGGAGCAGGGAGTGAATTGCCTTTGGACTCGAACGCTTTTGCGAACAATTCCTTAATCGTCTTCTCAACGGTATCCTTGACGAGGTCAGCAACCATCATCTTGAACCAATCACGCTTGAGGTCATCAGCGATGGCATCGCTCATGTCTCCACGAGTGAGCACATCGTCTTCGTTAAGGTGCTCAGACTTAAGCATGACATCGTCAACGGACAGGTCATCTTCACTCAGCATGCCTTGGTCACGCCTCAACTTACGAGCGAGGTCGTTGAGTTGTGAGCCAGACAATCCATCGAGTGCCTGTTCGACATCGTAGGTCATGTCGTGATTACTAATGCCATCGCTAACCGCATCAGAGAAATCGAAGTCTTCGATTGCACTGTTTACGGCTTCCTCAATCGCATCACTTTGCGACTGTGTGTGTTCCTTAATCAACTCAATCACCCTTGCTTCGGTAAGCACAGGTACTGGGTCGATTTGTGTTGCATCGTTTACCTTTTCGCCTATTGGCGTGAAGGCAATACTGATGTTATGGGTCATGTGCATATTGTTTAGATACGCACTTACTTCTTGGTCGTTCATGTTTGTTTTGGTTTGGTGTTAGTGCCCGAAGGCACATTAATGATACCATGCATTGGACAAATGCAATGGGCACGGCACAGCCATTCCGACCAATGAAATCAATGGTTTGCTTCACATACCGACTATCAGTTTTAAAATCGGCTGAATCGCCTTTTTATGAAATTTTTGAAAGCCTTTTACTAAAAAAACTATTCACCAATTTTAGGCACATCCGAATTCGGCATATCGATAATTTCGCCTTCGATAAGTTTATTGAGATGCTCGTGGCTAATTCTTAGTCTGTTCTCAACGATTACCGTTGGCTGGTCTTGAAGAACGGCAATCTTGTCGATTAGGATTGCCAAGGACACAGGCATCATGCCAATCGGGATATCATTAATCTCATTATTGAGCCTGTGAGCACCCTTCATCACTATTCCTTTAAACAGTTCTGCCGTTTGTTTCTTGTAGTTTCCAATGTCGATGTGGCAGTCACCCATGTCCTGCCTAACGGCAACAACCGTATGCGAGGAAACTTTAACTTCCTCTTCGATTTCCTTCTGCGTGTGACCCTGTTCTGTCATCCAAACGATTTTCTCTTTCTTCTCTGGGTCTAGTTTCTCCATGCTTACAGACTTGCCATCGTTTTTGATACGCTCATATTTTGACTCAAATTCCATAATTACCTATCATGAACGAACACGCCCCTTGGTCAAGCACATTTACGGTCAAAATTGACCCTCCTAATAGTACGCACCAAGCGGCCCTTAGAATTTTGAAGTCAAAAAGTGGCAAAATGTTCGTTGGAAAATTAAAGAACTCAAAAATTAACCGTTGGTGCAGTTTATTTGAGGCCATCGTACAGGCGTACAAGCCTCCTTCTCCCCTTGATGCCCCGATTCGAATGAAAGTCAAGTTTTTCTACGCTCCTCCAAAGTACCTTATTAAGGAGTGCAAGAACGGAGACATTTGGAAGACCACAAAGCCAGACACGGACAACCTTGTGAAGGCGGTGAAAGATTCTTTGGCGAGGGTCGGATTTTTTGTTGACGATTCCAGAATATGCGATGAGACTGTTTGTAAGTTTCATTCACTAGAGCCACGAATGGAATTTGAAATTTCCACCCACAATGAACCCACAAGTACTAAAAATCACGGAGGCTGAGTATCGCTCTCTTCCGCACCTCAACGCATCGAAGTTCAAGGCTTTCTACAAATCGCCTTTGCACTTCAAGCATCAACAGCAACCCGAAGAGACCGAGGAAATGCGTATCGGAACCGCAGTCCACGGATTGCTTCTTGAGCCAGATTCCTTTGCTGGAAATTTTGCTTACGCTCCGCTTGGTCTGGATAGGCGTAAGACCGAAGACAAGAATCGGTATGCGGAATTTGTTGCCGCCTCAGAAGGCAAGATGGTGATGAAGGGCGAGTCTCGTGCGATTGTCGAAGGCTGTGTGAACGCTATCTCTAGCCACCCTACGGCTGTAAAGATTATGCGTAAGTGCGACACCGAGCAGGTCATTGTTGCTGACCTTGTTGAGGGCGTTACCTGTAAGGGTAAACTCGACCTCATCTGTGTGCCCTGCGGAGTCCTTGCGGACATCAAGACCACTGGTAAGAGTGCTGACCATGCCTCGTTTACCTATGCGATGCAGGACAGTCTCTACTGGCTACAGGCTGGCTTCTATGCCTTGCTTGCGGAGGCCATGTACGAGAAGGAGTTCAAGTTCTCGTTCATCGTGGTGGAAAAGGAAGCCCCTTACGGTGTGGCGGTGCATGCCATGTCTCCCGAACTCATGAAGCAGTGTAAGGACAAGGTTCGGCTCCTGCTGACTGAGTACGCTCACTGCCAGACGCACAATGCGTGGCGTGGTCTGAATGACTCTGTCATCTCAAGCCTACGAATCTAATGGGACCAAAATTTACTGGGGTCTGGGTTCCAAAAGAGATTTTGGAGCACGAGGGTCTCACTGTCACTGAGAAGGTGGCATATGGGATTATCGATGGCCTAGATGGGGAGGATGGTTGCTACGCCTCCAATGGCTACCTCGCTCGTATCTTGGGGGTGTCCTCAAGGCAGGTTAAGAATATCGTCAACGCCCTGCTGGAGGCTGGCCTACTTACCCGACAGGTACAGGCCAACGCCCAAGGCTCAGTACGCTACCTGCACACAATCACGAAGAAGGCTTTGATTGAGGCTACCAAGGAAACCAATTTCACTCCCCCAGTGAAGTCCACTTCCCTAGGGGGGGGAAGCCCACTTCACCCAAATAGAATAGAGGATAAGATAGAGGATATTAAGATACAGGAACCTCTGCCTTACGGCAATGATTTCAAAGAGGCTTGGACCAAGTGGGTTGAGTACAGGAAGGAAATCAAGAAGCCCATGAAGGCCACGACTATCCGTGAGCAGTTGAAGATGATGGCTGGTTGGGGCAGTGAACAGAAATGTGTTCAAGCCATCGAGAAAAGTATTGTCAACGGCTGGCAGGGTGTCTTTCTGGACAAGACCAATAAAACCAAAACGCTAACCAACAACGACCACGCCAATGGCTTCTAAGTGCATCCACTGCAAGCAACCCGCAGTCCCAGTCTGGGACGCTAACAGCGGTAAGTTCAAACCGTATGTAAATGTCTGCCTCGACTGCTTCCCAATCAAGGAGCACCACGAGTATCCGTACAAGTATCTGGAGGTCTTCGACAAGCACGGATGGACTTTTGCGGCTATCCACCCAGACACCCCAAGTGCCTTCATGCATACTGTGGACGCTCAGTTGTCCCCTTCGATGCAGAGGGCCATTAGCGAGTACCATCCAAACACCACGCAGAGCATCCTGCTCCATGGCGTGACAGGCACAGGAAAGACTAGGGCCGCATGGAGGCTCTTTAATCAAGCGTGGGTGAACGCATACCCAAAGACCTGCGAGTTCATCACGATGCGTAGGCTTGAGCAGAAGATTGAGGGAGGCTTTGCCAACCAGAACCATGGCGATGTCTTGGACACTCTAATCAATCGTGCCGTGCTGGTCATCGATGACTTGGGCAAGGAGCGGCTGACGGCTCGTATGGAGTCTGACCTGTTCGCCATCATCGATGAGCGTACCGCCAACGAGAGGGCTACAATTATCACCACCAATTATAACGGCACTGGACTCAGCGACAGGTTCCAGAACTCAGAGACTGGTGCGGCAATCATCCGAAGAATCAAAGACTACTTCAAAATCTATGGAGCCGCTTAAATATGTTGCACTCGTCCTTCTCAATACACTCTCTAGTGGACTCTTCGCCCGAACGGATATCGAGCATATCCTTGATGCCACAGCATACGCTGAGACTCAAAATCAAGCACTACTGGGAGATAGAGGACATTCTATCTCGGCATACCAAATCTACGATTCAACATGGGGCTTCATCTCTGACATCAGAAAGCAAAATGGTGAGCGTGTCTATGGATGGACTTCAGATGCGACCATTTCTCGTGCCTATGCCAAGTCATACCTTGAGTGGCTCAATTCAAAATATGTCGAACTCACCATGGCTGAACCTAAAGCGGAAACACTTTACCTCATGTACACCATGGGGTGGACTGGGAGTAAGCGTATTGGGTTCGTCATTTCTAAAGCACCTTCTGTTAAGCGAAGGGGATGTGCTCGATTCCTAAGCCACTATGTCAAGCGATAAATACTGGGAAAATAAATACTCCTACATTAAATTACATTTCGACCTTGCACAAATGCATTTGGACGAGATACTGTCCGACATAGCCGACCAAGAGAAGCGACAGATACACGCCCACAAAGCATCATTCCGAAACACTCTTGTTGACAAAGCCATTAAGGCAGACCAATTTGATTCTCCCAACCACAATGAATAACGAACAATACTCAGTAGTAAACGCCAGCAAGTATGTCATCCTGCCCGATGGTCGGATGGCTCGCTTGCTCAAGCCTGTGAAGGTTTCCAAGTATAATTATTATACTTACCGACAGGACGATGGAAAGGTCAAGCGAGTCAACATCGACTCTATTGACTCTGTCCGCAAGCCCTTCTCCACCACCGAATCCAAGTAACCCATGAGCGAAGAAAACTCGTTTGAATCCCGCCAAGCACTTCTCTGTGCTTCGCTTGTTAAGGCCATTGCTGAACTGGAAGATGTCCAGCCAGACAGCCAGAATCCGTTTCATAAAAACACCTATGCCAGCCTATCGGCTCATTTGAAGGCAATTAAGCCTGTGTTTGCTAAGTACGGTCTGGCTGTGCTTCAGTGCCCTATCGGTACTGACACTGCGGTTGGCGTTCGCACGATTGTCGTGCACGAGGCTGGTGGCTCCCTTGAGAGCGATTGCCTTATCAAGTCTGCCGACAACATGGACGGTCAGAAGGCTGGCTCAATCATCTCGTACCTTCGTAGGTACAGTCTGGCGGCTGTGGCTGGCATTAGCACGGCTGACGATGACGCAGAGACGGTTCGTGAGTCTGCCCCTGCCCAGCCTACCAAGTTCATTGCAAACCCCTCCTTCAAGCCCTCCAGTGGTGAACCAGACTTTACTCTTGTCGTGCCTTTTGGCAAGGCCAAGGGTACGGCTCTGCAAGACCTGCCTGTCAGTGACTTGAACTACTGGGCCAACACTTGGGAACCCAAGCCGTGGGAAAAGACTGGTAAGGTCAACCCAAAGGACTTGCTCCTTAAGAAGTCCGCACAAGCCTTGCATGCCATGAAATCGTCACAGCCCTCTGGTGACGATGTACCGTACTAAGTGAACTGACCCCTTAGTTCAACGGATAGAACATCTGCCTTCTAAGCAGAGAATCTTGGTTCGATTCCAAGAGGGGTCACTCCACGCCATGACACTAAAACAAATCTACATCCTAGCCCTAGCCGAAGGAATTTCGGCAAAGGAGGCTGGGTGGAAGTACAAAGTAAACTCAACCTCCATCTCAAAGAAGGGGTCTTACCACAAACTGCCACCACTTAAGAGCGACTACTTTAAAAAGGACTGTCGTGAACTTGAGAAACTAGATATCGGCAAACTCATGAAGTACAGGCAGAGCCTTGAGACCGAACTAGAAAAGGTGCAACTAACCATCAATAAAACCCTATTTAATGAACAACCCGAAGTGCAACACAATCAGAGCAGTGTCACTGATGTTAGGAATTCCAATTGAGGCTCTTGTCAAACTACTAGACACATATGAGAGCGAAAAAAAGCGTACTGAAAGCGGACATCCGTCTGGCTTACCTGCTGGGATGGGCGAAGCGAAGTGGGAAGCAAAAGTTTATAATGTTGACCATGGACGAAGCGGAAGCGATTCTACTATTCATGAGAACGAAGGACGCACCAATGCCAACCAGCGTGAGGGTTAGAGAATGAAACAAAAGCGTAGACCAGAACTAATGAGGCCAGCCCTCAAACAACTCACGCCATACGAGAAGAAGATTGTATCCACACATGGAATTAAGGTTGCAGAAATGTGGAAAGAACTTTTCTCAAAAAACAAATGGGTTCTAATCAAATGAGTAAGCGTCAAAAATTCATCGCTGTGGGAGACAACCATGGTGACATGGTAGACGAAGCAGTTGCTAAAGAGTTCTTTAAATTCTGCTCGGACTTTGACCCTCAACACCGCATTCATTTGGGAGACTGCTTCGATTTTCGGTCTATTAGGCGTGGTGCGTCTGGTAGAGAAGAAGATGAGTCTTTATTTTACGACATCAAGGCTGGCAAAGAATTCATTGAAAGATATGAGCCAACCGCATTTCTTTATGGAAACCACGAAGACAGGCTCAGTCAAATCATCTCGTCCTCAACCAATGGCATGGTACTTGATTATGTATCAAGCATTGACAGCGACATACGCAACCATCTCAAGAAACATGGCTGTCGTAAAATCTACGACTACCACGCTCATGACGGTGTTCACACGCTTGGCCCAGTCAAGTTTGTCCATGGCTACACATGTGGTCAAAACGCTGTCGAAGAGCATGCAAGGCATTACTGCGTCCCAGAAGGTGCTGTGGTCATGGGTCACCTCCATCGCATCGAGCAAGTCTGTGCCAAGCGGCACGGAGGGGCAGTCGGATTCTCTGGTGGATGTCTCTGCAAAAAAGGAGAAATGGAATACGCTAAAAATAGGCTCGCCACAAGCAAGTGGGGAAGCGGCTGGCTTTACGGATTTGTTGAAGGTCAAAATTGGAAAATCTGGCAAGCCCATAAGGTCGGTAAAAAGTTCATCTACTCTCACGCAGACCTATGAGACGCTCGCAAAACAGTTTAACGAGAGAGCAGTTGAACCTTCTTCAGCGGACCTTGCAAAACTCCTACACGGAAAAGCCCCCGAAAGGATGGTTCACAAGTGCAGAGTATGCAAAAAAAATAAGACGAAGCCTAAAAACCGCACAAAGAAGTCTAAGTACTTTAAGGGCAGAACATCCAGAAATTCTGTCAGAAAAAACTTTCCTCATCAGAGCAGGGACGAGGACATATCCTATTAAGCACTACTATGTTAAGAGCAAGAAAAGTAAGCAAAGCAGACCTTAAGGAAAACGATGAAACATACAAAGGAGGGATATTCCTTGAGCCTAGGGAGTGGCTCGATTCTGCTATTATGGGGAAGGACTTGTCTACTGGGGGAATCGTATACGATAGGACAACAGTCATCGAATGCTTTATGGCTAAGGACTCCCTTTCGTTCTTCCAAGCATCGGAGATGGTTGACTACAATACGGAACGCTCGCTCCCCTACATGCCATCGCCTAAACCTATCCTTCTCGATAATGATAGTAAGGGAGTACAACCTAATGATGAAGCGGAGGAGGATGGCGATGAGGACTAGTCGGGCTATCCATCCCCAGTAGGCGGTGGGGAATGGTAGCCACTATCAAGTCCTAATCCCAATGAGCATCCACGCCACATGTAGCCGCCTACCTTAGTCTTGATTAAGGTCATCGTGCTTTCTTTCGAGAGCACAGTCAAGTTCCTTCCTGTGAGAACGCAGTTCCCAGTAGCAAATGAGAGCCACAAGCAATACACAACCGATTACGGTGTAGGGGAACCAAGAAGTCATAATGACTGAAGGCAGTATTGCGGGTACGATAATGCAACCCATGCCAATAGAGCCGCAGATGGTTGCGGTCTGATATCTTGACATAAAGATTAGTCCAGCACACAGTGCCAAGAAACCAAACCCGATTACCCTGCAAGTGTTGGTAATGCTGGCAATTGTATGTTCAGTCGTAAGCCTCCTTGCCTCTGCTTGTGCCTGTTTCTCAACCAACTCTACTTGACGCTTAAGTGACTTATTTTCTTCATCTGTTTTTAATACTTTTGCGTATGCTTGCGTTGTTTCTTCAGATACTTTGGATGCTTCTATTTTTTCGCCCTGTAATACTTTTTCATCTTTAAGTGCCTTTTGGTATAATTGGATTTCGGTATTAGAAGGCTCCTTAATCCCAGCCAGTCTGGTGTAGGTAAGTTTTAGGACTTCTTTGGGAGGTCCGTCTTTAAGAGTTTCTGTAACAACAAATACAGCCCCAGCCGCTGAAGATATCTCAGATTCAAGTTGGTCGATGTACAGGTCTTTATCATTATTTTCAATTACATCTACACGAGTTACTACCTCTGCAACTTTGGGTGCAGTTGAACATCCAGTCAAGAGGATAGACAACAGCAGTAATCGTTTCATTAAAAGAGTTTACGCTTAATCCTTCCAATAACAAGTTCAAAAAGTTCTGGGGCAATAGCACCAGAAATACTGTAAAGGACAGACTTAAGCATCGGGTCGATATCAACATTATAAAGTGCGAAGTAAACTAGCACCCCAGTGATTCCCCCAGCCGTAATAAATCTAATCCAGCCAACAAACGAATGCCTATCTTTTGAGAGCAACAGTCTAGCGAACATTCCAACCGCACCAAGCAGGGCTATAATCCAGCCACCCTTGTGCAGTTCATCCGCAATCTCTCTTAAAGACTTATCTTCCACTGTGTTTAAAGATGGATGACACCGCCTCCTGTTCGCTCTTTTCCTTTGAAATCATGATGCCATTAGGACTAAAGACAACAAAGTCGCTTGTCCACCTGTTTCTGGCATCGATAGCCTGTTGTCTTAGGATTACAAATCCCTCACTGTTTTGTACAGCAGTCCAGTCTTGGAAGGCTGGCTTAGGGCTATCACCGACCATGATATTACCTTCCTTGACAACACTCCAAGTGGTCTTGGCATCCACCCTGTCAGAGTGAGGCACGGTAGGGGGAGGGCCGCTGGTAACGCCCTTCGTAGAGCCAGTGTCCAGTTGCTGGGCCACGGAGGGTCTCTTTTGCTCTGCAAGAGCCTTGCTGGTATCAAGGAGTTGCTGTCTTGCCTCAACCACTTCGTCTCTGAGTTTCCAAGAGCCATTGACCTTCTCGTAGTCACCGTTGTGCAGTCTATCCCAGACATCAGTGTTGGGGTAAATGGTAATCTGCCTCTTGTTGTTTCCAGTCTGGATGTAGGTGGTCTCGGAGTACTGTCCAATCTTAACCAGTTCAGCGGTGAGTGCTTCAATGACCTGCGGAGGCAGGGAGCCACCGTGAACATCAAAGAAGTTCTTGCTGTAAGAACCAAGTTGCTTGGCGGGAAGAACAGGCTGACCAGCCATAGATGTTGCCAGAACCTGTGCAGAGCGTAGGTCATCGGCAAAGAATCTAATGCCAATCTGGATTCGCTCAAGGTCTGGAGCAGTCATCACATGGGAAGGGGGAACCTTAACTCCAGCGTCATCACCAGTGAAGAACAGTTTAAACATGTCTCCGTGCTTGAACGCAACAAACTTTCCGTTGGGGGTTCTGAAGAACGCATCGCTAGGGTCTGGGTTCACAATCTCTGGCATGCCAAAGTCGTTGTACTTAAGTTGGGTGCTTACAGGCTCTGGGTTAGCAGAGATAAGTTTAAGGTCATCATTAAGTGCCAACAGGTTAGCCTTAGCGTCTGGCCTAGAGTTGAGGAACTGCTCCACTCTTCCTTTGTAAATCTTAACGGCAGACTCGGTCTTAGCCAGTTCAAGGAGAACCTGCTGGGTAGCGGTAATCTTGTCACGGCCCTGCTGAGTAAGTGCTTGCTCAATGCCAGTGTACCAAGCCTCGGCACTATCCATAGAGGCATCGGAGTGTGCTTGGGTCTTATTCTCAATGGCAATGTTGTCACCAGTCTTATCAATTTGCTCAACGATACCCCTTGCGTTTCTAGACTTGAAGTCTCCTTCAAGGCCAAGCCAAGTCTTAGTCTTCATGTTGGCATCCTGCCCACTGAAGATACTGCTAATCTCGCCAGCCTCATTGCTGAACAATGACAGCATGTAGCCAATGTATTGAGGGTTAGATACAAGTTCGGAGACGCTGGTGTACTTTGCGATGCCAGTCTTGATTTGAGGAATCGTGTGAAGGATGTAGTCTGCCTCTTCAATCTTAAGTTTGGACCAATCCATCTTACCATCAACTAGGTTCTCTGGTCTGGTAAGTTCGGCAAGCCTTGCTTCTCCGCTGACTCTTGCAATGGCAAGGTACATCTTGGGCTGGTCATTCATGGCCTGTTTAACCCAGTGGTTGTAAAGCGTGTTAACTTTCTGGACTTCCAGATTTACATCAGAGTCTGGAGAGATGGTCTTAAGAGAATTCTCGTACTCGGCTCTCCAAGTATCCTTGACTGGCACATGGTTAGGACCGTCTGGGTTAATGATGTCGGGGAAGTAAAGGCTCACTAACTTCAAGTCTTCAGCGTCAATGCCAACAGGCTGACCAGTTCTCTTATACTCAGACTGAAGTCTGTTAGCATATGAAAGAGCCTTATCGAACAGGTCGATTTCTCTTAGGCCACGGAGTGCACGAATCTGTCCTTCGATAGCCTCTCCGTCAGAGACATTTTTAAGGACGCTGTCAACGGAGATTTGACCACCGATGATGTTGCCCTGTCTTTCAGAGTATTTCTGGTCGAACTGGTAGGTGCTTTGTTCTCCAGACTGCCACTGAATGGGTCTCTTGCCTCCCTCTGCGTTCTCCATCTTGACTCTGACTCCAGTGGATTCACTGGTAGCCTTGGTACGCTGATAGCCAGCACGAACTTCATCACGAGTCGGATAGAATTCACTCCAAAGAGTCGGGAAGATTGCTTGATACTTGTGGTCCGCAGGGAACACACGCATCGGGTCAGAGGTAATTCCCATCTCTTGGAACTTCTTCAACGAAGTCTCAAGTCTCAAGTCGAGTTCCTTTTGTTTTACGGTAGCCTCTCTAATGTATTCGGCAGTCTCCGCACGGATGCGAGTTCTGGTAGCATCAAGCATTTCGTGGTGATGTCTAAGGAAGTCTTCGTATTGAACACGGAGCGGCTCTGGCAACTTCGCATAAGAATCAACAAGGGTGTCGCTGTTAATCTTGTGGACGATGTCGTATTTGCCTTGGGCTTCAGCAAACAACTTTTCAAGCATTGCATCTCTCTTGACAGGGTCTGCTTCTTGTAGGGCAAGTTTCTTCTCAAGATTAGCCTTGCTAAGTCTGTGAGCCAACTCATCAGCCATGAACTTATTAACCTTCAGTTTGAAGTCGGTTCCTTCTGGGCTTTTGTCCCAAGCCATGATGCCACCAGAGTTCTGTTTAACATTTAGGTTAGCATCACCAATGATGTCACGCCTAGTCGCTTCATTATCTGCGATGTCAAACACGCTATCGTCATGAAGGTAGTCGTTAAGGTTAACTCTGTTAGGGTTAGACTCATCAATCGTAGCCTTATGCAGACCAATCATGTCAGCCATAGCATGCTTAAATCTCTGGTGCATCTTATGCGGACTGAGGTAAGACTCTCCCTCAAGCGGGATGAATCTCGGCATGGTATAGAAGTCCTGCCTAGGCTCCACATTCATAGACACCTTTGCTTCGTACTCGGACAGGGCTACATCAGTTTCTGGGGCTGGCTTCTTGTCCCTAGCCAGTTCCATCTTGTAAGTCTCCCACTCAACCTCAGACATCTGCTTCACGATAGAACGCTTCTTGCCAATTCTTACCTTGGCTAGTGCACTTCTCTGGTTCACCTTGCCGCCCTGTGCGGCATGCAACTGAAGTTCAAGGTCTTCGATTTCCTTAACCAGTTGCTGGTAAGTCTCTCCCTTAATCTTGTCTTGAATGTCCATTAGGACTTCCTGCTTACCAAGAGGAAGCATCGTCTCATCGCTGGCTCTCTTGGCCTCAGAAAGTGCATGCTCAATTAGAGCCGCCATGTCTCCCTGCGAGATAGCACCCTGTTCAGCAGGGGCATACTCGTCTGGGATTCTCAACTTGTTGTGGACCTGTCTGCTGTCGGTCATGAACTGTTCATGTGCCTTCAGTTCATCGATGTTAGCAAACACGCCATCTTTGATAAGACGCTTTGCGACTTCTGGTCTAAGCAGGTATCCTCTTCTAGAAAGGAACAGCAAATGACTGTCTCTTCTGTCGCTCAACTGCTCAAGAGGGCCGTCAAGTTCGGTGATAGCCTTTTCAAGTTGAGCAAAATCCTTGATGTTTCTTTCCTTAAGTTTCTGAATAACTTCAGCCTGTATCTGTCTCTGCTGTTCGACTTTAGCCTTAATCAACTTCGGATTGTTAATCAAAACATTGGCAATCTTCTTTCTTTCTTCGACAAACTTAGGCTTAATGACTTCAGAAAACTGCTTGGTCAGCCTATCGGCAACAGACCTAGCCGCCTCAAAGGAGGCAGTCTGAGGGTCGCTCATAGTTCCAACCCACTTATTCAGTGCCTCAACGGTGGTAAGTCTATCAACTCTTTCGATGCCAGTGAAGTTTCCAGAGTCATCAAAGATAATCTTATACACATCTCCAATCGCTTTTGAAGAAAAATTACCGCTGGCTTCTTCGGCTTGTTTAAGAACATCAGAGGTTTTAGCCTTAGTCCCCTTCTTGGTTCTAGCAACGCTACTGATAAGGGCGTTCTTGCTATCAGAAGTAACCAACAGCATGTCTCCAGATTTAAAGACGGCTAGGTTTTTCCATTCTGGCATGATATCGCCAGCCTTAATCGTCCTTCTCTCGTCAATCATCTCAAGGTTCTGACCAAGGCCAGACGGCTTGTCTGGGTCATAGTCTGGATTAGGAACCTTCTTCTTAACGATTCTTTGAGCGTTAGGATTCTCGTATTCAATCTCAGTTTCGTGAGTGATTAGTCTAAGGATTGATTCAGCCTGTTCATCACTGACACGCTTAAGGCTTTGGAACACGACATCAGCCGCATTGTTTTCATTCAAATCGATGATGGCGGCTCTCTTCGCTTCTTCAAGAGAAGGGAACTTCTTGTCCATAATCTTCCAGCCGTTAGCACGATGAGCGGTATACTCACCCTTCTTGTATCCGTAGGTAAGTCTGGCGATGGTCTTCATGCCATCGTATTCAAGCAACATCTCGTCAAAGTTTCTGTAAGCCTTAGACTTGGACTCTCCGCTGAGGGTGGTATCCTTATTCCAATGGTAGTGCTTAACGCCATTGATTTCAACAACCTCAATCTCACGGAAAGGAACAACACGCAGTCCTTCTTCAGCAGAGGGGAAAACAGTTCTTCCTCCTTCGGTCTGCCAAGGGGCATCAGAACCCTTTTCGGTTAAAATTGCTACGGTGGGTCTGCCTTCGTGGGTAAGGATTTGTGCATTGTTAGTATAGGTCTGCACCTTCTTCTCACCTCTGGCAAAGTCTCTAATACGCTTTGCGTTTCTTCCGTTGCGGACCTCGTCAATACCGTCCCAGCCTTCCCATCCCTTCTTGGAGAATGCAATGTCAGCAATCTGCTGGGGGCTTGCTTCCTTAAGATGGGCTTCAACATCCGTGTGGCTTTCCGAACCATCGCCAACATCGTTCTTAGTGACGGTTGCAATGAGTTCCTTTCTGAGTGCTTCAATGGAGTCGGCTAGACCAACATCACTGACATACTTGTCTCCAGACTTTCTTCCAGTAACTTGGACGCTAGTCTTTTCAAACTTCATCGATTCGGGAAGTTTAAGTTTCTTAAAGTTGAGACCAATGTCGGGCTGTTCTGGCTTGTACTGCTGTACATAATGACCAGAGGTTCCTAGGCTAGAGCGAATAACATCTCCGCTTCTGGTCCATCTTCCAAGATTGTCCTGCTTGTTGAACTCAAGTTCATCGCTCCATCTAAGGGAGTGCAGACCGTGTCTAAGAATCTCAGCCGCAGACTTTCTAAGATTGGTGTTGGTCAACTCATAGGTCTGAGTGAACTGTTGACGCATCTGGTCAAGTCTAGCCTTGAATTCTGGGGTGGCCTTTCCTTCAATTTCAAACTGTTTGGCAAGTGCCTGTGTCAGCATAATCAAACGCTGAGTAGGGCTTCTATGTCCATCTCCAGCCGCAGATTCGGTCATGGTCTGATAGGCCGCATCAAGAAGAGTGAAGTTTTCCTTTACGCTTCTTCCAGACTTTCTGCCTTCGGGGATGTCAGTAACACCCATAGCCCTACCCTGCTCTGCCGTAATGTCTTCATAGGTAGAGGGAATCGGGTTGCCCTTGCTGTCTCTTTCCCATCTAGACCTCATCTCAACACGCTCAGTGCTCGGAACCGTTCCAAGCAAATTGTCTGCAATGTCAAACATCTTATAAGCAGACAGGGAAGTGATAAGTTCTTCCTCCAACTTCTTAAGTTCTTCTTCGTACTGTCTGGCCTTAGCGTCTCTGAATGCTTCGGTGGCTTCAAACGCTTGCTTTCTGCTGGCAGATGCCTTTCGCAGTGCACTTCTTCTGACCCAATGGTCCATCAAGACGGCATCAACCATTTCAATGTGACGCTTTTCAATGTCGGCAGGGAGTTCCTTGTATTCCTTATATCGTGCATACTCTCCGTTGCTCAGAGATGCAATGACTGCAAGGCTAGGTCTACCAGCACGAACCAAATCAATGCTGGAATCTCTAAACACGCTTCTCATTACAGTAGCGTTGGCCTCGGCCTCGTCCAACTGTTCAAGGGATACTCTAAGTTGTCTCTGGGCCTTCATTTGTTCCTCTTCGGGCTTACCCTTTCTCTTCTCACGCTCTGCTCTCTGCAACTTACGCATCAACGCATCCTTACGCTGTTGAATGCTGGCTCTGTTCTTGTTGATTGAAGCCATTTCAATACGAATATTCTTGGCCTCTTGGTCAATCTGTTGCTGGTAGGTAAGTTTCTTCTTCTGTCTCGGTGCAAAGTTGCCGCTAATCGTGTCCAGAAGACTGATGCCAGTCTGCTTAAAGTCTTGGAAGTCGGTAAACGCAACGCTCACTTCTCCTTCGTGTTGGAACTTGATGGCTCTGAATCCGTTATTATGTAAATCCTTTTTGTCAAATCTTGAGAGGTAGTCGTGGGGCACATTGCCGTGACCAGTGATGTCAAGAATCTCTTCTGGTCTTACGCTCAAATAGCCAACCGTGTGTTCATTGAATCTGCTAACAGTAGACGCTTCACTGAAGTGACTGATGTGGAAGTCTCCAATCTTTCTGGAGGCATACATACGCATCGGCTCACCAGTGGGAGTCTTAAACGCAGACTCCTCCATGTGAATGGAATCAGAAACGGAAACTTGGTAACCGTGGTGGTCACGCTGGTGACGCTGGACTGGCTGGAAGCCACCCTTCGGGGCAACCATCTTAGCAAGGATAGCCATGCTACCGTTCTTGGCAATATGGTCTGCGGCATCAGATTGGGTAACAACCTCCCAAGACGGCTTGTCGTATGTGCCAACATTGCCAAAGACATTCTGCTGACCAAATCTCTTGATACGCTGTGCGACAGGTTCGGCATCCTTATTGATTACGCCAGAAAGAAGGAACTCAACGCCTCTTCTTCTAAGGTGCTCAAGACCTTCAGCGTACAAAACATTTCCAAGTCCAAGGCTTTGGTATGCTGGCTCAATTCCAGTCTCGTTAATGTAAGCCATTCTCTGCATTTCCAAGATATCCTTGGGAAGTCCGTACCTCTTTAGGTAAGTGTCATGAATCGCTCTATCAAGCGACATGATTTGAGAATTAAACTCTCCAACCTTTTCTGGCATACCGCTGGTCAAGTCATGAATGTACCCATCCATGCTAATGATGTCTCCACCATGTCCCATGCCGCTTGAATGATTTGAGGTTCTGTTTTCAATTCTAACCAGCATCAACTGAAGTGGGTCAACATTGTCTTGAAGCGGTTTACTGCTACCCCAGCCACGCTTCTGTGCGTAGGTTGGGCTTACGGATGGGTCGAATTTTCTCGTAATAATGCCTTGACTCTTTTTGTCAGCCCAAGCCGCACTTACAGGTTCTTCATATCTAAGTCTAATTCTTCCGTTAAGAGGTCTTCTAGTAAAACTGGTGGGAATCATTGCCTGTCTAGGAGCATAGTTGCCCTGTGCCTTAGCATGGGCATAATCATGGTCATAGAAGAAACCTTCACCCTGTAGGTGGTTGATTCTGCCACTGATTCTATCAAGTCTAAGAGAGGTCCACGGAGTGAACGCCTCGTTCATATGTGCGTTTCTAAGTTGAGCATGCAGTGGGTAATGGAAACCTTGGTCCTGCATGTAACTTTCACTGAAGCCATCCTTGGGCGGGTGAGCACCAATAGCCGCATTAATAATGTCACGCTTTGCTCTTCCAATCTTGCCGCCACCAAAGAAGTCCGCACCAGCCATAGCAACCTCGCCTCTGCTGTAGTTGCTCAAGAGACGCTTAATGTCAAAGTGCATCTCGGCTTCGCTTGCGTACACAGACTTGACATATCCAGAGCCGACAGACCTAGCGGCATCCATAGGTCTCATGTGGTTGAACATGTAGTTCACTCGTCTGTCGATGGCGTAGTAATCAATACCGTTAACCATCAACTGAGGGTTACCAACCTTGTACATGACATCCGTGTCTTCAAGGTCCATCTGCTCCTTCTCAAGAAGGGTAAGTCTCTTTCTCTCAAACTTAAGAACGACCTCATAGGGAAGGATATGGCGTTCCTTTTCAGTGCCTTCATAGCGAGTGTTGTCTTCGCCAGTAGGTCTTCCCTTGGTGTCGAAGTTAAACTTCTGCCTCTTGTCGCTTGAGTAAACAAACTGCATGATGTTGTTACCATCAATCCCCTTGGAGTGAATAGTTCTGGTAAGGGCAAACACCCTGTTCGCAATCGTAGAGCCGAACACATCGGTGAACAAAGTCTTCTCCGCTTCAGTCATGTAGCCGCTAATCTTGAACTGCTTCTTGCCTTCAAACTGAGACTCGTGAGCCGCATACTCAAGGTCTGCTTCGTCAAATTCAGTTCCCTTCTTCTGCTGTTTTTCAAGAACCTTAGCCTTACGCTTCTCAGCGGCCTCAAGTTCTCTCTGATTCTTTTCGTACTCAGCAGTATTTTCTGCAATCAGTTTCTTGGTGGCCTTAAGGTTGGGTCTTCTATTTGCTGGCATGTACGCACCAGCAGGAGACTGCTCCGTCTCTCCACCAATCTCTGTAAATCTAAGCCCCTTGTTGGCGGGGTCCATCTTTGCGTGTCTAGCAAAGAACGAAGTGAACTTGCCTTCCTGCTCTGCGTTGTATTCGGCATCGGTCTTTCTAACCATCTTGCCAGTGCCGTCATCCTTATAGAGGTGGTCGAGTTCCTTAAAGGTAATCTCGTTGCCAGTAAGTTCTGCCGACTTTCTTGCAGGGAAGCCCCTAACAGTATCGGTGTCCTTTCGCATCTTATCCACAACCATCTTCATTACTCTGTCAAGTTCTGGGATGATTACACGCCTTCCTTTAGAGTCCAAGAAGAACCCTTCTGGATTGCCAGCCTTGAACTGAATTCTGCCACCAGCGGCTTCAACATCGTGCTTCATCAGTCTGTGGACAGTATCAAGTCCAGAGTTCCAAACGATGTCTGCAAAGTTGTTTAGAGGGCTGTCACCACGGAGGAGGTAGTCAATAGGCTTATCCTTAATGTATTTTCCGAAGTAAGACTCCGCAAGTTCTTCAAAGATTGGGTAAAGGGTAGACGGCTTCTTGCCCTGTTTGACTTCATCAATGGCTTCGTTGAACTGCTTAAGGTTGGCTCGCTGTGCTCCATCGTTAGGCGAGGTATCGTCCAACTCCATGTACGCATCTCTAAACTTTTCAAGAAGGGCAACTCGCTTTTCTTGCGGCATCTTCCAGAGGAAGCCGTCATGGTCTTCGGTTCCAAGCAGACCCTTGGTAACATGCTCTCTAAGAAGGGAGCCGTATCTGTCATTAAGGAGTGCATTGTGGAACAGTTCGCCAGAGATAGCGGACGGAGCCGCATGGTCTGCGTTGATAATAGTAAATACTCTTCCGTCCTTTCGTCTGGTAGTGTAGCCACCAAACTGCGGATTGCTAAGTTCCTTCTGGTACTCCTGCCAATCGGCATCACCAAGCAGGTCACGAATCTTATCAGTAGTAAGGATGAGGTGAGTACCGTTCTTTTGTAGTCTTTCAGTGGCGGCAATGCCAGCCATCACCTTATACATGGCCTCGTCTCCGTGCTGTTCCTTTACATTCTTAAGCAAAACTTCAACGCCTTCCTTCTTGGGAGCATCAAATCCTTCTGCGACATAAGCGAAGTGCTTCATCACATTATCAATCTGCTTCTTGCTTCTGTTTCCATAGATACCGTAAACAGACCCAAGCATGTGCATAGAGCCACCAAGGCCGATACCAGTACCGATGCCATGATACAAGCCCTCTTCACCACCAAGGGCATAACCAAATCCAGCACCATAAAGAGAGCCGTGGAAAGACGCTTGAGCCATTCGACCAAGATAATCGGTAAACCCACTGGAGAAGTTAGCCATCTTGCCAATCGTTCTAACGCCAGCATCAGAGGATTGATAGGCAAGGCGTTCAGCGATGCTAAGATAATGAGGAGTTCTTGCGTGAGCAATGGCTTCAGCCATGGTTCTAGCACCAACCTCGGTAACCTTTGCAGTAGCCCAAAGGCCAGCCGCAGGTGCAACATAAGGCATATGAAGAAGAGCAGTGCCAAATAACGCACCCTGTGCCGTTCTCAGAATCTGTTCCTTGGGGACAATCTTTCCGTTAGAAGTCGTAATATTCTCAATGCCAAAAAGGTTTTCAATCTTGTTACCGACATAGTTATAAACACCTTCACCGACTCCAGCGGTCTTAGCCGCACCCTTCTCAAGAGAGAGAGCCATCTTTTCGGCTTGGATTGAACCCTTAGCCATTGCGTTTCCTAGGTGTTCGCCTAACTCAATAGCCATAGCGGTCTTTCCAAGTGCTCTGGCAACAGCACCGCCAATCTTCATAGGAGGGAAAATAACGGTAGGGTCAAGGACCATGCTACCGCCAGCAACGCCAGCCTTATTGAAACCCTTCAACTTAACGCCACCGACATCAAACTCACGAGGGATAAATCTACCCTCTGCGGCAACCGTAGCCATTTCACGATTGAACTGTGAGAGTTTAAGGTAATCTTGATACTGCTCTTCTGGGGTTCCAGTAGTAAACAGTGCTCTATGAATAGGGCTTGCGGGGTCATACTTGATAACATCAAGCATGTTAAGGAAGTACTGAGTTCCAGTATAAGCCGCCTCAATGGTAGTGCCAGCCAGCGTATGAGGCTTGGCAATGTCTCCAGTCTTAACCATGTCCCAAGCACCACCAAGCATAGTACCAGCGGCATGCCCAATTGCATCAGTAATCGTAGCAAAAGCACCCTGCTGGTTCTTCTTTCTCCACTCAAGGTACTTAGGGTAATTCTGTGGAGACGCAACATATCCTTGGCCTCCGTAGTTACCAATCATGTAAGCCTCACGCTCACCAATCTTATCATCTTCCTCTACTTGGTTAAGGGGAGCCTCGTTAGTCGTAGCAACTGGCTTCTGAAGTGCATCAAGAAACTTAAAGTCATTCTGAATCCTCTCCGCATTGGTAGAGTCAGAAAAGTGTAATTGGTTAGCCATTGATTACTTAGTCTTAGTTGCGGCTTCGGAATCGGCAAGGATTTTCTCTTGTTCTGGAGTAAGAGTAGCACCGCCAGCCCTTGCTTTCATGAGTTCAACAGCCTTTGCACCGATACCTCTTGCGGCTGAATCAACAGAAGCCCAACCCTGCGAGCCGTCTGCTCTTCTAACGCCAGCCACTCGCATCTTAACTTCGGCTTGGTCAACCATGATAGTCTTAAGTCTTTCAAGGGCCGCAATGTTTGCTTCCTTAGAGAACCAACTCAAGAATCTATCGGGATTCTGCGTGAGTTCGTTAAGTTTTTCTTGGTCTTCTTTCGTAACTACCCCAGGACCAACGAGTAACGCACGATTGACCGCCTGTGTGAGGGTGGCAATAACATTATACTGAAGTCTTGCGTTCATGTTAAGGCCCATCTTATCGAGGGGGCCAAAGTTTCTGTGAATATCAATGAGTGCATCGATGTTATCAGAGAAAGACTGAACTGGTGCAAGCGAGGCCCAGAGTTCTTCAACGGTCTTATCTGAAGGCTCTTGGGTTACAACGCCATCAACCATCAATTTACCGAACTGACCCTTGACAGTTCTGGCCTGTAGTTTGTTAGTAGCAATGGTTTGAGCAAGCGTCTGCTCGTTTTCTGAAATAGCGGTATTTTTCTTCTGGGTAGCGTCATGCCACTTCGGTTCAGCCGCAGTGCCAATGTTAATCATTGTAGTGTACTTTCCAGTAGGTCTTCCGTCAGTTCCAAACTCTGGGATGTTCTTAACGGTCTGAGGAACCACACCCATCATATACGCAGACTCTGGGATTGGGATAGTTAAACCTTGTGCCTTGAATCGAGCCGCCGCCTTCTGGTAACGCATGCTCGCAAGAGTGCTACCATCAGCAATTTCACGCTGAACGGTTTCAAACAAACCAGCCTTCTCAAACGAGAGAGCAATGTCTCCAGCCGCTTTGTCTGCCTTGGCAACGGCTTGAGTGTGATGACCAAGCGTAGCCAGTTCGGTCTGACCAGCCCTAACAAGACCTTCCTTAAAGAAGTCCTGTAGTGCATCAATTTGTCTATCGTTTAGTGAATTAGTTCTTCTTCCAGTCCAAGACCAGCCCTTCGCAAGAGGAACACCATTGTATTCCTGCGGAACTCCATTCGGGAAAGCCTTCTTAAACACACCACCAGTGCCACCTTTTTGAATTGCCTCAAACAGTTTGAGACCATTAGAACCTCTGTCTGCAAGACTCGGCTTTCCGTCTACGCCCTTCGGTCTTTCACCACCAGCATCAAACGCTTCTTCTGGGCTGATACCAAGAGAGTCTCTAAAGAATCGTCTAGACCTAGCAAGTTCAGCGTCAGTCTGGGTAATCTGTTCTGGGGTACTCGAAATTCCAAGCAATTCAGCAAGTTTGGCCCCAGTCAGTTTAGCCGCATATTCAAACTTATCCTTGTCAATGACTTCACCAGTGTTCTGGTCTACGCCCATCACATACTTTTCTTGGTCGGTAGCATCTCTGTCTCCAACCTTAAGATTCTTTACGCCAACGCCACGAGGAACTTCAACGCTTTCAGTGGGCTTGCCAATGTCAGCACTATTAACTTCATCAAGAAACGCTTTAAGTTTCTGTTCTGCGTCAAACTTAATCTTATCTTCAGCCGCCTTTTGAACAGTTGCCTGTGCCTGTGCACGGAGTCCCTGTGCCTGTGCCTGTTGCAGTTCAATCTTAGTTTCCTGCTCGGTTTGCTTCTGGATGGTCTCATGGGTCATTAGGAACTTCCCAATGTCCTGCGTAGATAGGTTGCTGATGCCACCACTGGACTCAGACTTCTTTAAAAACTTATGGATGTAAGACGGAGCCGCATCACCCTTGACACCAAACTTTTCTTGAATCCCTTCAGCCGCACCAATCAACTGCTCACGCTGTTGCTTCAATACTTCGTATTGCTTACGCTGTGCGTCACGCTCTGCACCAAAAGCCTCTGGACCCTCAAGAGACTGAGCCGCATTAGACTTCTGCCAACCAAGCAGATTTGGGTCAATGTATGACTCAGCCATTAGCCGAATCCTCCAGAGAATGCACTGATGCCATCATCAATCATGCCGCCAGCCTGTTTCCACATGCCAGCCTTCCACTGCTGTTGAGCCAGTCTATTAGAAACATCAGCCTTGTAACGAGCCGCATCCTGCGAGAAACCACGCTCCGATTCGGGATTAAAGATACCAGTATTATACTGACCAAGAGCCTTGCCAGCGTCACCATAAAGACCAGCAGAGTATCCCATCTGTTTCTGACCGCTAAGGGTAAGACCAGCAATATTGTCAGCCGCACCAGCCTCGTTGTTGTAAACATTCTGGAGCATCTTCTGGCCCATCATCATTCTGTCCTGCGACATACCGTAGTTGCCAAGGACATTAGCACCAACAGCCTGTCTTCCGCTAAGACCCTGCAAGCCAATCTGACGATTAGCATTCTGAGTAGCCATGAATCGGTCTCCAGCACTCAGTTGACCAGAAGCGTACTGCATGCCTTGATTGTACATCTGGCCCTGCGTGGCTTGCATAAGCGGAGTCATGTACGCATTGCGAGCGTTGCCCTGCAATCTCTGCATCATACCCAACTGAGCACCGCCAAAATCTTCCTGCATTCCCATGCTCTGGTTCTTAGTCTGCTGGAGCATTCCAAGATAACCAGCATTTCCATTGCCTCCAAACAACTGACCGCCTAGAGTAGACTCATTGAGTCCCTGCCATTGCGGTCTCCACTTAGATTCGGCATCAAGGTAGTTCTGTTGCCAGCCCTCCTGCATGTCGATGTTCTGATTTCCTACTTCTCCATAGGTCTTCGGAAGGGGCATATCCTTCGGTCTGGATGCAAATCCAGCAACTAGTGAACCTAGTCCCATGTTAGTAAAAGAGTCTCATGTTAGAATTTGATAATGTAGTTTAGGGCCACATTTCTGGGGCGGGTTTCAGTGCCAACCTTTGCGGTATTGGTATCATGCATAGCATTACCAGAAAGAGGGGCAGAACCTAATCCATACCACTCAGAGTCGCACCAGTAATTGAGGTAGTCAGTGCCATAGCCGTTGTTGGCATAAGAACGACAATCAGAGTTGGGCGTAGTGTGCTTGTGTGCTTCAAGTTGCATGTCCTGCTTAGAAGCAAATACACGACCACTATCAACAGCCACAGCAGGAGTACCTTCAGTTCTGCCGTTAGACCAACCTCGGATGAACTCACCACGGAGGTCGGGAACCTTAAAGTCAGCCTTGCCAGTGCCACCAAAAGTAAGACCAATAAGGGTCCAAAGCGTTTCGTACTGAGTATTGGTTATGGCATTCAGAGACTGACCATCGCAAATAACCCAACCAACAGGAGGGCTGAGAGCAATGTAAGCAAGAACGCTACCGACAGGAGTAAGACTATCTCCATTAATGGGCTTTCCAGAGACACTGAGCGTATCAGTCGTAATAGAGTTTGCATCGAGGGTATTAGTTACAATGTCAGTTGCATTGATAGTCTTAGTAAACTGGCCCTTAGTTTGCTGGAAAATGTCTCCACCCTTAGTAATGATGATTCTGTCGGTGTCGGCAGTAATCGAGTTAGTGTCCTGCTCATCAATAGCCCCAGCCAAAAGTTGGGCATTATTGACATGTGCGTTAAGGTTTTCAGCCGTAACTTCAGATTTAACACCACTTGGTTCGTATGTCCAGCCGCTAGAAATTTGTGCCATAATTATTTTTCGCTTCTTAGGTCTCTACCTTCGGCTGTAGCCTCGGTAACGATGGAGTAAACACTTGGTCTTCCTTGAAGAGAAGTCAATTCATATTCAATAGCAGTTCCTTTTTTTCGAATCGGAAACGCTCTCGTAAGTTCCTCTCCATTAGAGGCCGTAGAGATATCAGCCAAGTATGTGGTGTCTGGGTTAATGGTGTTTGCGGTAACCTTAATTGCACCGTCTAGGCCATAATTAGCGTAGAATTCGCAGGAAACAAAGCGTTTCTGCTGAAGCGTACCAAAGTCCATTTGTCTGGTTTTGGCGTACATTTGAATATTGGAAAAGTCAAATTCGTACTCGTTAAGGTAAAAAGTTACCCACTGAGGCAGTTTCTTGGCTCCGCTGGTCTTACCAAACTGGTCAACATCTAGTTCTTCTGCAAGGAATAGACCATTCTTGTTGTCAAGGAAGAACAGTTTCTTTTGGCTACCAAATCTGGCTACCAAAATATTGTCAATGTGGAAGCCAATAGGGTAAGTATCTACGGACTCCCAACTCCTATTGTTAAGATTATAAACGAATACGCTAATTCTGCTTACGCCATCAAGGACAATCGGAACAGACAGGTAGTATCTGCCAGCAAAGATTTGGCCTACCGCCTTGTAAGAGTTGTTTACATCAATAAGGTCAACATACTTCTGGATGTTCTTGGAAAGCGGGAAGGTATTGGCAATCAGTTGGACATCAATCTGAGGCTCCAGAGCAAATACACCAGAGCCAGACAGAAAGAACACGGAGCCAGAGACATTACCCATCGAACGCTTGGCTACGCAACCCATGTCGGTAGTCAGAGCCTTAATGGTAGTATCCTTGAGGACAATCTCTGGAGAGGTGGTATTGTCAGAAATGACGGCCTCGTAGATGCTGTTAGTCTTAAGGACTAGAACCTTGTTGCCGCTCCACGGATAAAAGCCAACAATCTCTTGGTCATCGCCAGTATTGATTTGGAAGGCTTGAATGCTAAGGTCAAATTCCCAGTCTCCGTCATCGTTCGGAAGATAGTAAGAAACCGCAATCTCATCTCGGCTGTACTTAAGATACAGTCGGTTCTTGAAATAAATACCGTTTGAGGAAGGAGGGAAGTCGCAGTGCTGGGAGTTGCCATTGATGCTTCCATCAATTCTGCCCTGTCGGGTGACAGCAACAGATGTGCCATTAAAGACAAGGGGAGGTCTACCTTTGCAGACAAGGATTGGGTGGCTTGCAAGATTATTAGAGTTAAAGTTGCTGGTAACTCTGAACTCATTGTTAGAGGTGACGGTCTTTACAATGAAAGTGCCACTCATCTCTGGGTGCTCAGACTCAAGAATTACCTCGTCTCCTACGACCAACTGGTGACCTAGGTTAGTGGTAACCACAATATCATATGCACCGTTGCCCATGTTCACATGGGTAGAGTTTCCTTCCTTAAAGAACTCAGATTCACCCCGCAAAATATAGATATTATTGACTGCCTGTAGAACCTGCGTCTTTCCAGCAACAGCCTTTCTTCCAGTCGGGAACAGGTACTTAGAACTCAGCGGGGAGGCCGAATTCATGTTGTACAGGTACAGGCCGTCTTCAAGGACTAGCACCATTTCTTCAGTGCCATCCTTTCTTACTCTAACGCCAGACGCAATAATCTCAGCACCAGCCGTTGGAAGGACGATGCTCTTGATTGTGTCCGAAAAAAACTGCTTTAGTCCTTTTCTTGTTTCCAGTGACTGTAGTTCAAGACGAATGTTTCTGCCGTCTTGTAGCATACCCTCTTTAAGAGCCGTACCGTTGCTACGAGTATCGATAGACAGAAACTGAAAATCGCCTTGCTTTTTTCTGACACTGTTAGAAGAATCTGCCATTTCATATTAGACAGCAGGTTCGGTCCAAGTGAGACCAAGGTCGGTAAACGACTTAATCAGTTCTTCCTTGGTAGGCTTGTTAATAAGGGTAAGGACAGAGTTAGCCTTACCACCGTGAGGAAATTCACGCATGACATAGACCTTCTTTTCAACAGGATTGTATAGGGCGTTCCAGCCCTTCGGGATATCGAATTCTTTCTTTTGGTTAAGCATGGTTAGAATGTAATTGTAGTGGTAATGTAGCCGCCTCCGTTTTGGTATTCGACACGAGTCTTTACATTCGCATCTCCATTAAACCATTCGTTGGTTTCAAACAGTAAGTAGCCATCGTTAAATTTGTCAAGGAAGGAAGTTGTGCCGTTTTGGGTAGCCCCAGAGCCAGACATAATCCAAAGCGGAACATCAAGACCAACCTGTACGCTTCCGTTGTAGGAGCCTCCACCATCGGTAACAGTCCAGTCAAGCATGCGAATACCGCCAAGATAGGGGGTAAGCATAACCGTACCATCCGAAACATAGTTAGTGCCACCTTCCCAAAGGGAACCGCCCATTCCGTCTGCAATTTCGTTGCTCCAACTCGTTCCAATGGAAATGTTGGTGCTTGCGGTCTGGAATGAACCATTCATGTCAAATCCGTCAAAACTGATATCCTGCGTTACATCAGAAGAGGAGGAAGACAGAATAGTTCCAGCGGATGGATAGTCGGGAGGAGGAGGGTCACCGCAATTGTCGTTTACGCTGTAACTTCCGTATTGGCTATAGGTAACCGTACAGCAACCGTTATCGTAAATCATGGCTCCATTGTCAGCATTCCAAGAGCCATCATTTACCCAGTAAGTACTACAGGCTCCGTCATGATACTCAGTAGAGGTCTCATAGGAATAAGTAAATGAGCCAGAGTTTCCACAGCCATCCCAGTTAAGAGTCTGAGGGTTTGCACTTTGAGTATTGCCAGTAGGCGTACCAGAAGAGGTGCATCCACCACAGTTGTCATTTACATTGTAAGAACCAAAATCAGAATAGGTAACAGTGCAACAGCCATTATCGTAAATCATGTCACCGTTCATGGCAGTCCAACTGCTTTCAAAACTCCAGTAGGTATTGCACATGCCGTCAGCATACTCTCTTTCAACGGTGTAAGCGTAAGTGTAATTTCCGCTATTTGAACAGCCGCTCCAAGAAAGGTTTTGTTCGTTTACAATTCTAGTGTTAGAGGTAGCACCAGCATCTGGGCAAGGCGGGTTACAGTTGTCGCTTACAGTGTAGTAAGGATAGTTGTAAGAGTCGTAGTAAACATAACAGCAACCATTGTAACTGTAAATCTGAGTGCCATTGTCGGCAGTGTAAGAGCCAGTAAGTAGCCAGTAAGTACCACAATAGCCATCATGATACTCAGTTTCAATGTCGTAAGCGTAATCAAAATACCCAGAAGTACCGCAACCATCCCAGTAAATATTTGAAACATTAACGGCTCTAGTTTGACCAGTTTCAGTGTCAACCTGTCCGCACGGATTGCAGTTGTCGTTCACATAGTAATTGCTACCATCCCAAATGACTTGACAACAGCCAGTGTCGTAAAGAACGCTTCCAGAAGGAAGACTCCAAGTCCCATTAAGTTGGGAATACTCTCCGCAATTTCCGTCAGTGTAGTAAGCGTATGTAGCAGTAGAAGTCTGATTCCATCCGTAGTTACCGCAACCCCACCAATTAACACCACCTTGTGAAGTGTAGTCTCTCAGCCAAATATCGGGAGGAGGGCAAGGAAACAAAACAGACCCCAAGCCATTTCCAACAGAAATGACAAAACCGTTATTTCTGAAGGCTTTGTTAAGCATTAAGCCGTAGCGTAGGCAACATGAGCAACCACAGAACCATCAGACTTCAGTCTGACAATACCGTTATAGTTGTCAAGGGACACATTGGACTTAATCGGGATAAGGAGACCTTCAGTAGAGGTTTCATTGAGGGCCACATAAAGGGCCGTGGTGTCGCTCTTGTTCTGAATTACGACCACCACTCTACGCTGGGGAGCGATAGCGGCAGGAAGGGCAGTGGTCCAAGAACCACCAATGGTGATATCATCGTGGATAAACTGCCTAAGAAACGGAGAGGAAAATTTGATGTTAGACATTAGGAATATGGGTTAATGAAATTGATTCTACGAATTTGGCCCTGCTGTCGAGCAATCTTATCGATTTCGTCTCCAAGGAACGCTTGGGCTTCAGATTCGGCAATTCGTGCAGAATCAATCTGGCCCTCGGAACGAAGATAGTCAGCGTACACCGCTCTGCTAATATAGGCGGCAAAGATGTAAGGAATCTTAACAATCTCCCATTCATCGGTGTGTTGAGAACAGGGCTTGTTTACATTGTTTACCTTACAGTTGTAAAAGTTGCCATTGTAGGGCTTGCCCTTGGCTGGCTTAAAAACGCCAGAGAGAGAGCCAGAATCAAAGTAGGTCTGTGAGCCAACCTTAAATTCAATAGGCTGGTCCCAAGCATCACCAAACAGTTCTGGCACTTTCTTACGATACTCGACCCAAACAGTGCCTTCTTTAGGGCTGGTTAGGTAAACATTATCGTCATTTAGTAAATAGGTAATCTGGGAGTTCCTCGTAGTGTTAAGAGGATTCAGCGACCAGATAGCAATAACCTCCCCGCAATCAGCAGGAAGGACAAAGTAAGGAGTTTCTTTAGCGTCCTTTAGGACAGTAATCTCACTAAACTTCATGACTTGGGGAAACACATCGTACTCCCAAGCCGTCTTCAGACGCATGTTTGCAAGGTCACGAATCTGGGAAAATGTTGCGGCATTAATTTCGTCTCTGTCGAGGCCGCAAAGTTGAATTGAATCAAAGAGGATTCTAGAAAAGTCTACGGTTCTCATTTGATAATATAGCCATCAGCAGATAAGATGGCTCCGTTAACGCAAGTCTTCTTAATGTAATTTTTGACCGCACATTCTGGGTTATCTCTGAAGAACTCACGCATGAATGTCTTGTCCGTCCAGCATTCATAACCGATTTTCTTACCCCAGTAATGGTAAGAGGCGGTGGGTATTTCTCCCACCAGCCTCCCCAGTCCTTCGATGTTCTTAGCATCGTTAGCATGATAAAAAGCACCAATTTGTTTCGCTTGATGCCGCATTTCGACCTCCTCCCTTTTCCAGCCAGTCCGAAGTTCCCTTTCCACATCCTTTCGGAGGTGTTCGGGGATTACTTCAGACAATGACTGGATTAGGTCGGACACTTAGGCAGTGAAGTCGAGTTTGCCGAAGGCAAGCGGGTTATGGATAACGAGACCCAGAACCGCTTCAACCGTACGAGCAGGACCGCCACCGAAGTCGGGCAGTTCTCTGACCTGTGCAACCTGTCCACCATAGCGAACTTCCACTTGGTCGAAAGGAATGACATAGCCAACGAACTTGTTCTTCAGCCAAGTAGACGAGTGCAACTTGATTCGACCGAAATCGCCTTCGAACACCTGCACGGTAGCCGTGTAGGTGGAGTCATCAGCGTTACGGTTGAAGGTACGGACAGAACTGCGAGTCTCAGCAGAGCCAGAGGAACCAGAGGTAAAGACGAGGTTCGTGAAACCACGCTTACAACGAGTACCAATCAGAGCGTCATACTCCTTGCTCGTGCCAGTCTGTTCATACAGGCCAGTGAGAAGGTTCTGAATCTTTTCTTCAGTAAGGTCGTTACCAACCGTACCGTAGATGAACTGTTCCTTCGGCATCTGGAAGTCAGACGGAACCGCAAAGTAGGTGTCCTGTGCAACCGTACCGAAATCGGTAGGATTAGCACCAACGCCACCACCAGCGATATTGGCAGAGGTAGCACCCTTAACGGCAAGCCACTTGTCAAGACCACGAGTAAGGTACGGATTCGTGCCGTTGTCCTGCTGTGCACCCTGCGAGCCGCAGAGAGTGACTTCAATGTCACGCTTCAGCATCTTGATGGACTTAGCAACATTGTTGGCAAGTTCATCCTTAACACCAGCGATATTCGTGAGGTCGAGAGACATCGGAGACACACGGACCGTTCTGCGGAACATCTGAGGATGCATCGACAGTTCGTATCTGTACTGCTTGGTCGTACCGCCAACGGTGTCCTTGACATAGTTCTCAACATCAGTCGAGACATCCACATCAGTACCGTCAACGATGCCACCAGTCTTGGTCGCAGGAAGTTGGTCAACCTGCCAGCGGAAATGCGTATTTCCGGGTTTAGAACCCTTCTTCGCCATCGAGGTGAAGGGGGTGTCTCGTGCATCAACGAGAGCAATGAGGTCAGCGAGGTCTTCTCGCTTACCAGAAGTGATATTAGGTTCGGTTAGAATAGCCATAATGTTATAGGAACTTTTTGAGCAGGATTTCCTTAAGGTCATCGCCAGAGCCATTGGCCTTGTAGCGATTTTCGGCATCCTTCAGTCTGTTCGCACTGGAGGATTTAATAGGAGCCGACCCACTGGAGCGGGGATTATGAGGAGCCTTTGCAATCTGCTTAGGTGACTTACCTTCTCTGGCTTTAACACCAGCAATGTAGTCACCAATAACCATCTTGTAATCGGGGAATCTGGTAATCTCTGGGAATGCTTTCAAGAACTGATAAGCGATTTGCTTCTCTCTCGTGTCCACATCCTTCTTCCAAACAATACCATACTCTTTTTCGGCAAGGCTTTCAAAGTTGTCCTTGGCTTTGACATACTGCATCCGCTTCGGAAGGTGCTCTTCAAGTGCATCAATTGCGTTTAACTTGATTTGCTTTACATCCTCTGGGCTATAGTAGGTGTCATTACCGCTGGCATCCGTGACCGTGTATCCTTCAGAATGTTCTTCGCACCATCTACGAACAGACCTCGCCTGAGAAACTTCGTTCTCGATTTCTGCGGGAGTGTTAATATGAGAGTACGGACTATCCTTGATTGACACAGCGGGTTCAGATGTTGGCTTCTGATTTCTAGCGGTTTCAAGTTCCGTCTTGAGTTTGGCAATCTCGGCTTCGGCTTCCCTACGCTTGGAGACCAACTTATCAATACGCTTCTTTACACCTCTAGAAAGACCCCTGTCCTCTTCATTATCTTCGTCTTGTGAATGAACCTCGTTGCCATCTTCCGTTTCGGTGGCACTAGGCTCACCGTCCCTTGTCTGGTCTTCCACTTGATTACTATCGGACTCGGTGGTGTCCGTTTGACTTTGCTCGGTGGAGTCAAAATCCCTACGGAGAATATCCGCAAGGCGTTCCTGTGTTAAGGGTCCGATTTCCTTATTGACAACTTGTTCGTCTTGCGACTCGGTGTTTTCGTCCTCACCGTATTCTTCTGGGTTCATGAGATTATTTTGTAAGCACTCTCAAGTCTGCTTTGACTTTACAATGTTTTGAGAAAACAAGGAAAACAAGGTTACTGTGCCTTCTCTTTAATAAGAGTCAAGGCTATTAAAGCGAATTTAATTCTTCGTCATTCGTCCAATTTATATTCTTCTTATCAAGGGCCGCTTTTCGCTCTTCTAGCATAAGACGCTTAAGGTCTTTGACGGCAGAAGCACGACCACAGGCATAAATGCGGGTTTCACCGTTTACATCAAGAGAAATAGCCTCTTCGGTCTCCGCTTTAATGTTTAAGTCAAGAATAACCATAAACTGGTCCCAGACATCGCTTTTGCCCTCAAAACCAAAGGCTTCTTGGTTATACTTAAGCATTTAGGGGGGCTTGGGGTTGCATCTGCTGAGTCTGCTGAACTCCCTGCGGTCCACCCATACCTTGGGCTTCCTGCTGGAGTTTATCAGCCACAGGGGTTACGCCAATACGACCAATCTGCTTATTCTGCTGTTGCATAATAGACATTTGGAGGTTTTTGACATAATTCTGGAAAATCATCTGGAAGGTCTGGTTCGACTGCTGTTGCTGGGCGGCTACAGGGTTCTTTTGCATGATTTCCTGCACATACTGCATCTTGGTCTGGGCGGTGGGGTCGTTTTCGACATACTGCGGCTCGTTGCCAAGAATCATAAGGGCAATGTCGGTCTGGACATCACGGTACATCTTCTGAGAGGCAGAGGTCTGGTCAATAATGAGTTCCTTCGCCATATCGGGGGCAATAGCCTCAAGAGCCTTTGCCACCAACTTGTTTTTGTCAATAACTCCACCAGTATCAAGGGGGAGCACTGAGTTGGTAATAGCCGTCAACTTTTCCATGACGAAATCGACATACATGTTCCTAATGTCGAATTTGAGTTGGAAATCATACATGTTCGCAATGTCCGACATATTCTGGGCAATTGGAATCATCGTGATTCGTTCGACTTCTTCGGGGGCCATGTACTGAAGGCTCAACTGAAGCATCTGACGGTAAATGTCCGTAACAGAGTTAAGGAAGTTATCGGTAGCAACCTGCTGGAGCATCTGTGCATACGGAGCAGGGTCTTTGGGGTCTGCCATGCCAGAAGTAAGGCCAAAATATCTAGAGACATTGGACTCAACCTGTGCAATCACCATTTCGCTAAGACCAACCGTTCCACGAGGCGGGTCCATGAACTTGTAGTCATCTGGGCTGGTAACAGGAAGTTGCTGGGCAGGGCCAATGCGACCAATACCTTGAATCCTTCTTTTCACCATAATGGGAGGAACGGTTTCAAACGCAGTTCTGTCACGCTGGGCATCATGCTGACCTTTCAGTTCATACTGTTCGGTCATCAGAATTTCTGGGATACCTCTAGACTCAGCAACATTCTTTCTGAGGTTCTCTCTGCGATAAATGATAAACGGATACTCACCGTGGGCATAGCCAAGTTTCTCGTGCTTGAAGTAACTGCTAGAAGATGCGTTCGGGCAAAATGCGGTGTAATAAATGTGAGGCGTTCCGTCCTCGTTCATCTGGCGAGTGTAAGCGTAGGTCACCTCAATCATGTGATTTCCACGGAACTCAAAAGTGTTAAGCGTATTAGAGCGAGGGACAATGTTGGGGTCATTATACCAAGACATCTTGCCAGCAGAGTTAATCGCTTCTTCAATCGCTTCAATATCCCATCCGTCATTACGCTCCATAGACCTAAGTTCGACTTCAGTCATGAAGAGTCTTCGGAAGACTACTCGTGCCTTTTGGAACTCAATAGTTTCTGGGGGGAAACTGATTTCATCAAACGGCTTAAGAGCGGTAATGCTTGGGAGGTTCTTGATAATCGTTTCTTCAAAGGTAGAGGCCACACCAAAGGTTCTTAGGTCACGCACCAACTTGCGAATGTCCTTTTCCTTGTAGGTGGGAAGTCTTTCAGCAAGCAACGAAACCGCAAAGTCTTCAGACTCTGGGTTCATGATGTACTGAGGAAGACCAGCGGTCAAAGGGTCTTGTCCCTCCTGTTGGGCCGCACTAGCCAAATCAACAATCTGGCTGATATTAATCGTCTGTTCTCTAAGACCAGTCTGCTGGTCCCAGCCAACATGCATCGCAGACCAACCGTACTGATTTCCGTACTGGCAGAAAAGTTCGACCTCTCTGCGGATTTCGGAGCGGAGTCTATTGCCAGTAATGTACTCAACTAGCGTAGCAATGGCGGCGGCTTGAGGGCCATCTTCAGAAGAGATTCCAGAAACGCCAAACTTAGCCAACTTTAGAGAATTCATCAGCATCGCCACCTGTTCATTGATGACTCTGTCAATAAGTCTGATTCTGACATCGGACGCTCCTTCAAAAGGCATAGCGGGTTCATCTTCTGGCTTACCAGTAGAATGCTTTCTGCCATCAACAGACTGACCGTCCCAGCGGCAATAACGGAGGTCATCGTTAGCAACAAGTTCAGAAGCGTTAGCCCCATGGTTGAAGCATCTCTGCAACTCTGCGTAGAGAGAGATGATGTCTGGCTTTTCACTTGCGTTTACAAGCGGGTCTCCATTGGAGTTCATTGAAGGAGAGTAAATGTTCATTAGTATATAAAGGGTTTCCCAACTGGGTTATAATCTGAGCCAAGGTGGACTGGTGACATAACGGCAAGATATCGGAGGCAGTCGATGGGGTCTTTTGTTGCTCCTTTTTCTCCGTCTGCACCAGTCCACTCCTTTAGGCAGTAAATTAGGTTTTGACAGTTTTTGGAAATATAAAGTTTAGGTTGGTTAATCGGAGAGATTGGCTGACTTAGGTCATAAGAGAACCAGTCGTTGATAATTGCAACTCCTTGTTCAATGGCTACCCCTGCGGCAGGAGCAAAATACATAGGGTCTACGCTATCATCAAGCAACTCAATAAGGGAAGTGCCTCCATCCTTGCCAACTGCCTGTGTAGCCCCAGCACGAGGGTCAATATAACGCTCAGAAATCTCTTCCTCACCTTCAAGTCTGCGAATAGTCGATTTAATCTCGTCAAGTCCCATTCCAGCACCGTTTCGTTGAGCAATGCCTTCTTTTCCGTCTGGCTTATCAGAAGCAAGTGCCCATTCGCCAAAAGACATGTCTGGGAACTCACGATAAACGAACATATTGCCGTCTTTTGCGACTCTAAGCCAAAGCATGAACCAGTTTCTGGCTCCAGCGGGGTCAACAACCATGTAGTTAGTCCCTTCAGCGGGAATCGAGTCGTGTTCTACAATAGAATGGTCACCAAATCTTGGAAATTGAGACCCAACCGTGTTTTCTGCAAAACCGTAGGCACGAATCTTAATCTCGTGGTTATTTCTCCCAGAAAGCGTCTTACGCATTTCGTCAAAAGGAGAGTAAACATTAAGAATTGAGTGAAACCATGCAATTCCTGCATTGGAACGGTGACAATCGGCAGTAAAAGGCATCATTCCCTTCTTACATCCGTTAACATGCACCGAATTTGCGTCCAAAAGGTCTGCTCTTAACTGGTCAGTGATTTTACAGCCAGCAACATAGTCTTTAACAACCTGTGAATAACCTTGGATTGGCGTAAAAGTCGTAATCAACTTGCCTCTTCGGGTAACAACACGGTATCGGAGGGTGTCAATCCAGTCCAGCGGCACAAGTTCATCGCACCAAATAAGGTCACATTCGCCACCTTCAATAACATCCTTTTTCTGGGCGTAGTTCATGAATACGCACTGAGAACCGTTTGGCAAAATGAAGGTGTTGTCTGAGAATCCGTTCTTCTGAGAGTAAGAAATGTTAGTAACCTTGGTCTTTTTTGCAATTTTCAGTTCGGGCGGCAGGTACTTATAGACAACATTTTGTTGCATCTGGATACTGGACTGGTGAGTCGTGTGCAAACACCAGACCATTGCCCTGTCTTTTGAGACCAAAGTCTGGACCAACCGTTTAGCCGCCCACTCCGTTTTGCCAGCACGATTGCCGCCAAGCACCAGAATCTCCTGCTTTTTGTCAATAATTTCGTCAGCCTTTTTCCAGTGCCAAGGTTCAAAACCGTGACGATAAGGGTCTAACTTTTCAGCCAGAATCTTATCCTCACGCAATTGAAGCACCTCAATGGCTCTATCAACCCCTAGTTTTTCAACAAGAGCCTTAACATCGGGCAGTTTAACTACTGGATGCTTGGTCGGCTTGTATGAATCTAGGTCGTTTTCCATTAATAACCATCACTAGGAGGCATGGGGGCAGGTGCAGAATTGCTATCAATATCAAACCAGCCGCCACCATTTCCGTAATAACCAAGATTATTAAAGAATGACTTGAGGTATTCCGTGTTTCCACGAACAGCCTGTCCACCAATGCTAGAGATGGGATTCATCTCAATATATCTTGGGTCATTAACAACACGCTTATACTTTTCAAGGGCTGGTCCAATACCATCGGTAAAAGAATCAAGACCAAGGTCCATCCACGGTCTCAAACTCAGAGGGTCAGAGCCTCTGTAAGAAGAAATAAACTGGTCTGGATTATTTGCATCTTTAATCTGGTCGTAAATCTGGAGCGGGGTAAGCACAGCACCAGCAACTACACCAGTAGTTCTTGCCGCTTGTCCAAGTCCACGAAGAGTAGGTGCAACTGCTTCAAGCGTAGGCATCATTGAGTTCGGATTTCTAACAGCAGGGAAATTAGGACGAGCAAATTGTCTAGGTTTTCCTGCGTTTGCCCTTGTCGCTTCAGACTCAAGGATTTCTCTGGCCCTAAGCCACTTGTTGTACTTATACTCATCACTGTTAATAAGAGTAGTATCCTTGTTTAGGTTTCTAATGTTCTTCTGCTGTGCCTTTACAAGTTGTGCCCTGTAATCTGGGGTGGCAGAATTTCCTCTATCCATCGGAGCAGACTTGTTTGCCCAAGGAGTTCCCTTCCAAGCATCTTCATCTCCAGCGGGAGACCTTGCCTTAATGTCATCGATAAGTGCCTGTCGTTCTCTGCCACTGGCGGCGGCAACAAGTCTGTCATGCTTCAACTGGTCAAATGCGGCTTTTTCTTCAGCCGCAATTCTAAGAAGTTCAGCATCTTGAGCCGCCTGTGCTTCTGCAACTGCTCTTGCCTGTGCTTCTGCTTGCAACTGTCTTTGGGCCGCAAGTCTATCTCTGGCGGTTTGCTCAACAGGAGTAACCTTTGGAAGACTGTTTCCAGTCGGGCGTTGCGGGAATGGCTTAGGAGCACCACCAGACTGAAGCGGCTGATTGGGAAGCGGCTGGCCTTCGGCAGGAAGATGACCGATTGCAGGAGTCAACCTTGCCATTGCATCGGGGTTGTTCATGATGCTTCTCCAAGCAACTTGAATCTCTTCTGGCGTAAATCTTCCACTTCTCTTGAGTGCTCTTTCTAGGAAAGAACGCTGGGTCGCACCTTCGCCAAACAATTTAGCAATTTCTGCCTTCATCGGTTCTCCACTTGCATACGGAAGAATGTCCGAATACAAAGTCTTGGTAAGTCTATCTCCAAAAGAAGACATGATTGCTCTTCCCTGTGCTGGAGTCGCTTCTGGGCTTACAATACCACTTCTTCCGCTCTGAGGATTATAAAAGACCTTTTCTGGCTTAACCGCTACAGGGTTTTTGTCCAAATTTTCCAGTGCGGCCTTTGCGTCAGCCTTAACCTTCTGTTCAGCAACCCATTTTGCGGAAGCGGCTTTTTGTTCAACGGTCTGATTCTCGCCAATGTTTCTAAAGGCATCTACGACCTTGAAAACAGTAGGCAACTGTCTTTTTGCAATATTAAGGAGCGAGCCTTCTTCTGCTCTAACCAACGCTCCAGAAGCAGGAGGCAACTTTCCAGTTTTTGCCTGTAGTTCAAGTTGTGCTCTTCTCGTAGCATTTCTAGCAGTAACAGCAGGGTCAACAGGCTGAGTTTCCACTCTAACCGTAGGCTCATACGAAGCATTCGGCATGGCCTTTTTGTTAACTTTGTGAACGCCTTCTTTTCCAGTACCTCTAGTTCTTGCGAGAAACTCTTCAGTCGTTTCTTCAACTTGGATGCCATCTCTAGAAACTCCAGAAACGCCACCACGACCATTAAGTCTTGCGAGTTGAGACTGTGCATCGTCAGCGGCTGGCATTGAAATCGTACCACCACCTTCTCTTGCAGTAGTACCAGAAAATCCAGCAGGAGGAGTACTAGCCGCAGGAGCCGCAGTCAGCGGAGGATTAGCCGCACTCGGAGGAGGCGGCAGTCCAGCGGGAACAGGAGTCGCAGGTTTAGGAGCGACAGGAGCAACAATCGGAGCGTTAGCCGTAGGTCTCACAACAGGAGACGGAGTAGAAGTTGCAGGTCCAGTTCCTGGAATTACAGCAGAAACAGTCTTTTTTACTGCACCACCGACAGCACCACCAACCTTTTTTGTTTTATCAGTAGCATTGCCAAGACCCGCCTTGGCTTTTCTGACCGCAACTTCAACTTTACTTTCTCCAGTGAACGAGTCATTAGGAGATTTGTAAGTTTTTGCGGCTTCATCCATTGCCTCAATTTCAGCCTTAACATCAGCAATGGCATTTGCAGTTGCTTTTTTTACACCTTCATCGTCCATGTGGGCAACACTAAGTGCCTTTGGTCCACGAGTTAATTCAGCGTTTTTCTTAAAATCTTCAATAAACTTTGCCCTTTCGTGGGGAGCAACTGAAAGAAGTTCTTGTTTAAATTCAGCAACCCTAAGTTTGTGTTCTACACCCTTTTGATATTCCTTCATTGGGTTTCTTCCAGCCTTATCTCTAGCGGCTTGGAAAGCATCCAACTCATCAGCCAAAGCCTTGTTTTGCTTTGCGTCAAGTTTAGTAATAGAGGTTACCTTGTATTTCTTAAGATACTTATCGGTGATTTCTTGTCTTCTTGAAGTAGGAAATTCTTTGTCCTGTTTAATTTTGGTTGCCGCAAAAGTGTCAGCATTAACATTTTGTTCGGTTGTAACTCTTTTTGCCAAATCAAGTATGTCATCCTCAGTCAAAGGCTTAAGCATGAGACCCCTATCAGTTCCTTTTGCAATGTGGCTTCTAATAAATCCGAGTTCAGTGTCGAAATCGGTATTCTTCATACTTACATGCTCATGCATGTACTTGAGTTTTCTTTGCTCTGCCATCAGAGCCTTATGAGTAGGGTCGTTCTGGGAGTAAGGAGTTGAGGGGGTGGGGGTCCAGTCAGCCATTTTATTTGTAAGTTCGTAGCCCCATCTTGACGGCATGGAGCAAGTTTTCGCTAGGAGTGCAAGCCTCTAGATTGTCTGCACGATTGTTTAATTTGTTACCATCAAGGTGATTTAACTGAAGATTGTCAATAGCATGCTCGTTATGGAAGATGCACCCAAAATGAATACCCACCAACTTGTGCACTAGAATCGTGTGCCTAAACTTGTTGTTGCAGAGCGTCACCTTGTAATAGCCGCCCCCATTCTTGTTCTTGGTTAGTACCTTAGACTTAATCCTACGCCCATCTGGGGTCACTTTGTCGGTAGACCTAACCTCACCCATGCTTGATATCTCATAGAGACCCTCAAACTGCTTTATCTTGATTGGAACCCAAGTCTCTTCCATTAACTATTGCGAACCTTTAGGTTCGCATCGGTTTGTAACCAGATGAGTTCTTGGAATGGGATATCGTCATCATCATCGTCTTCGTAATCGTCTGGGTCAGTATTTGCCACAGTTGCACTTGGGCTTACCGCAGGTGCAACCTTTTCCACCCTTCTTCTTGGAAGAGTCGATTTTCTTTTTGCCTTTGTGCATGTTTTTATACTTTTCAAGGCTTTCAGAGATGTTAGGTTTCATAGATTAAGATTTAAAGAGCCATCTCCAGTAATCCTTCTGGTCGATGGGCTTTCCATCGGAGGATTGGTTGGTCGGGGCTGGGCCAGCCTGTTTCGGAGCACCCATAAGTGCACCCTTTGCAAACAGGCCGAGACCTCTCAGCCAATGCTGACCGTTAGTCGGGTCAAAAGTAGGAAGAGTATTGGACGGAGCATCGTTGCCGCCAAACGCTTTCTGTTCGTAATCGGGGTCATCCATGCTCAGACCAGAATAATTAGGGGTCTGACCCATTCCAGCAACCCAAGCATCGTATTCGGGAGTACCCATATCGGGCATCTGTTCGGAAACATCAGTATCTTCGGCAACAGTCCACGGCATATCGGGTTCGACAGGGTCCATATCGCCCATGTCAGCGGCTTCATCGTTCAACTTCTTCATGAAGCGAGGAGAATAGTTAGGATTGGGTGATTGATACGGACCGAGTCTAGGTCCACCAATAGTCGGATAGGCTCCAAAAGGAAAAAAGGCCATTATTTTTTAAGGGGTAAGCCCCGAACATAGTGTGAAGCCTGTTTAGAGTCAACCATTACCTTGCAATTCAGTTTGTACTTCTTGTTGTCACGGCAGATGCACAGGACTTTGACACCAGATTCGTGCTGAACCTCAACCAGATGCGTGTTCGGAAACCAGTTGTTCACAACCTTACCCTCCCACTCAAGTCCCCAAAGGTCTTTAGGCGTTAAAGTAATAGCCATCTCTTCAAGTCTTCCGCTTTTCACTGGGTCTTTACCCAAATAAGCAATGATTTCGTCCGCTTCCTTCAGACCCTTGAACCATGAATGCAAGAAGTCAACACCAAAGGCAGTCCAAACCACCGTCCGCAAATGCTCTGGCTTGTTGGAAGGCTTACGAAACCACAAATCACGGTTATCGCACACTTGGCTCAATGCTCGCACCTCACGCAATTCGCCAAGTTTCCATCCATTCTCAGAAACCAACTCCTTTTCAGTCTTCATCTCCGCACACTTTACCCAGCAAAATCAAATGTCAACCCTGTATTCATATCCTCTATTCTATCCTCTATTCTATTGGGGGAAGCCCATTACACCCCCCCAGTGTAATCTATTACACCCCCCCATGAAATACATTACCAGTATACCTTTTTAAGCAAATAATGTGTGTGGA